TAGTAGATTGTGCTGTCACAAACGCAAAATTAGCAAACTCAGCAATTACAATTAGAGGCACATCTGTTTCTTTAGGTGATTCAATTTCTGTAAGTCCTGATGTTTCTTGGCAATCTAAAATTACATCTGATGGTTCGACTGTCACAACAATGGTTGCAGGTAACGGTTACTTTGTTGATAACTCTAGTGCGGCAGGTATCGTTAAATTACCAGCAAGTGCATCAAGAGGTGATACGATTATCATTAAAGACTATGCAGGTAACTTTGGTACAAATAATTTAACAATTCAACGAAACAGTCACAACATACAAGGTCTAGCCTTAGATAGTTTACTTGCTACAAATAGAAAAGCAGTCACTTTAGTTTATGTAGATGCAACACAAGGTTGGTTATATGTAAATGAACATGATGTAGGTGACAAACAAAATGACACATATATTTCTGCAACAGGTGGCACAGTTACTACTTCTGGTAATGATAGAATACACACTTTCACAGGTGACGGATGTTTTGTAGTAGCATCAGTAGGTAATGCTGCTGGTGGTGGTGATGAAGTTTCTTATCTAGTCGTTGCTGGTGGTGGTTCAGGTGCTGGCGCTGGTGGTGCCGGTGGTGGTGCTGGAGGATTTAGAGAAGGTAAAGATGCACCTATTTCTTCATACACGGTTTCGCCTTTAAATGCACCTGCAGGTTTAACTGTATCTGCTTCACCTGGAACTTATCCAGTCACAGTGGGTGGAGGTGCTGTTGGCGGTGATTCACATCCTGCTCCTAATACAGATCAAAGAGGTCATTCAGGTTCAAATTCAGTTTTTAGTACAATCACATCTGCTGGTGGTGGCGGTGGTGCAAAACAAGGAGACAATCAACCCAACGCAATCGCAGACGGTATTGCTGGTGGTTCAGGTGGAGGTGCAGGACAAAATAGTAGTCCACAACCAAGAGCAGTCGTTGGTGCAGGTAATACACCTCCAGTCAGTCCTTCACAAGGTAATCCAGGAGGTCAAGGAAATTATGCAGCTAATACTCCAGGTTCAGGTGGAGGTGGTGGCGCTGGTGCGACAGGAGGTTCTGCCGGTGGTTCTGGTGTTGCAGGTAATGGTGGCAACGGTGTAACTACTCACATCACAGGTTCTCCAGTAGGATATGCTGGTGGTGGCGGTGGTACTGCTTGTGCAATACACGGTGTTTCCGCTGATGGTGGAACAGGAGGCACAGGTGGTGGTGGTAATGCGAGTACAGGTAATGGTGCAGGTAGTGCTGGTACAACAAATAGAGGCGGCGGTGGTGGTGCCGGTGGTTCTCCAGGATTCTGTGGCGGTAGTTCTAACCCAGGTGGTGCTGGTGGTTCAGGTATAGTAGTAATAAGATATAAGTATCAATCAGGATAAAAAAATGGCAATAACTAAAGTTACAAATACAGGTATAGCAGACGATTCTATTAACGCAGATAAAATTGCAGACGATACTCTTTCAGCAGCTGATATTGCACCAGGTACAATTACAAATGCAAAACTTGCCGGTTCTATTACAAACGCAAAATTACAAAATTCTTCAATAACAATAAACAGTTCTGCCACATCATTAGGTGGTTCTGCCTCAGATTTAGGTGGACTATCATGGCAATCAGTCGTTGTGTCTGATGGTTCTACTGTAACGACTATGGTTGCTGGTAGAGGTTACTTCGTTGATAACTCTAGTGCATCAGGAATAGTCAAATTACCAATATCAGCAAGTGCTGGAGATACTATTGCAATTAAAGACTATGCAGGTAACTTTGGTACAAATAGTTTATTAATTCAACGAAATGGTCATAATGTTCAAGGCGTTGCAAACGATTCTAAGTTATCTACTAATCGTGCTAGTGCTGTATTAGTTTATGTTGATGCAACAAAAGGTTGGTTGTATAGTGTAGAAAGCAATCCAGCAGATTTACAAAATGTTTTATTCATAACTGCTACAGGTGGCACAGTCACTACATCAGGCGATTTTAAAATTCATACTTTTACTGGAGATGGTTGTTTTGCTGTTTCATGTGCAGGTAATACTGTAGGTTCAACAACTGTTGATTACCTTGTAGTTGCAGGTGGAGGCGGCGGAGGCGGTGCTGGTGGTCCTAGTAATGGGACAGCAGGCGGAGGCGGTGCTGGAGGATATAGAGAATCTTTTCCAAATCCAGCCACAGGTGGTTTACCTGTTTCAGTTCAAGCTTATCCTATAACAGTTGGCGGTGGAGCATCTGGCGGGCCCGGTAATCCTAATGGCGCAAGTGCTGCTGGTGGAGTAGGATCGCCATCAACTTTTTCAACAATCACATCTGCTGGTGGTGGCGGTGGTGCTGGAACAGGTGGTAATCCTAGTCCTGCTGGCGGCTCTGGTGGCGGTGGTGGACCAAATACTGGACCAGCACCTTTTAATGCTAATCCAGGAGCTGGTAACACTCCACCTGTTTCTCCTCCTCAAGGCAATGCTGGTGGAACTGGATCTCCTCCAACTCATGGTGGCGCTGGTGGCGGTGGCGCTGGAGGTGTCGGTGCAAACGGTCCTGCTGGAGCTGGAGGTTCGGGAACAACAAGCACTATAAATGCTTCTCCTGTTACTCGTTCTGTAGGTGGCGCTGGAAGTCCTCCATCACCCTCAGCTGGTGGTTCAAACACTGGAACGGGCGGTGGCGGTGGTCGTGGTCCATCTAATAATGATGGAGGTGCAAGTGGTGGTTCAGGTATAGTAATAATTCGATATAAGTATCAAAATTAGGAAACAATATGGCAATAACAAAAGTAACAACATCAGGATTCGCAGATTGTTCAGTCTCGGCTGCAAAAGTAGAAGACGGACAATTAGCATCAGCAGATATTGCACCAGGTAGTTTATCTACTGCTAAACTCGCTGGTTCTATTGCAAACGCAAAATTATCAAACTCATCTATTACACTTAATGGATCTTCCGTTTCTTTAGGTGGAGATGCAGGAGCATTAAATCCTATTGATTGGCAAGCAGTTGTTGTATCTGATGGTTCGACTGTCACAACAATGGTTGCTGGTAAAGGTTACTTTGTTAATAATACAAGTGCCGCAGGTTTAGTTAAATTACCATTAAGTGCTTCTGCAGGAGATACTATAAAAATTAAAGATTATGCAGGTAATTTTGGTACAAATAATTTAACAATACAGAGAAATGGTCATAACATTCAAGGTGTGACAAATGATGGTTTATTAACCACAAATAAAGCATCTGTTACTTTAGTTTATGTTGACGCAACAAAGGGTTGGATATACACAAATGAATCTAATGTGGGTTCTTACATAGCCGCAACAGGAGGTACTGTTACCACATCAGGAGATTTTAAAATACACTCATTTACTGGTGATGGTTGTTTCGTAGTTTCTAATGCAGGTACTCCACTAGGTTCTAGCACAGTAGATTATCTTGTGGTTGCTGGCGGAGGTTCTGGTGGTGTTGGTGCTGGTCCTTCTGGTTCTGCTGGTGGTGGAGGAGGTGCTGGAGGTTTAAGATACTCTGCTTCGACTTATTGTAATCCTAGTCCAACAGGTGGTGCTGCTGGTTCTGCTTTAACTACTCCTGCAACAACATACCCTATTACAGTGGGTGGTGGTGGTGCCGCAGTTGGTACAGTTGGCGGTGCTCCAAGAGGTAATTCCGGTTCTAATTCAGTTTTCAGTACAATCACATCCGCAGGTGGCGGTGGTGGAGGTTCTCGTTTAGCAGATCCTGCCAATACTGGTGGTTCTGGTGGAGGCGGTTCTAATAATTCTTCCGGTGCTGGTAATACTCCACCTGTGAGTCCTTCACAAGGTAGTCCTGGCGCTCCAAACACTGGTGGTGGAACAGGTGGTGGCGGTCATGCCGGAGCAGGTAAAGGTAAAGCAGAATGTACTCCTAATCAAAATGGTCGTGGTGGTAATGGTTCAGCAGTTTCAATTTCAGGTAGTCCTACAACATACGCTGGTGGTGGTGGTGGAGGATATGATGGTTGTAATCAAACAAGTAATTCAGTTCCTGCACCAGGTGGTGGTGGTGTCGGTGGTGCAAATATAACTACATCAGGAACAGCAGGTACTACGAATAGTGGTTCTGGTGGCGGTGGAGGTCCAGCAGGATTTCCAAGTGGTTCTGGTGGATCAGGTGCTGGTGGTTCAGGTATAGTAATTATTCGATATAAATTTCAATAATAAATAACTACTATATAATACAAAGGTGAATTGAAATGAATATTAACATGCGTTATTTACATTGGGGTCCTTATGTGGCGTCAACAAAACTTCCAGATCATATAATCAAAAGACTTCATGAAGATGGTAAACAAGAATTAGAACCATATCATAAAAAACTTGCAGGTCATGTTAAAAGACAAGTTAAGTATAATGAAGAAACTACGAACTGGTTTTATCAAGAAATTTCATATTTTATTGATGCATATAGACAAGGACATTTAGACTATCATGGTTTAGAAAAAAGAGAAGTTCATGTTTCTTATGATGATTTATGGGTTAACTTTATGCAACCAGGTGATTTTAATCCACCTCATACTCATGGAGGCGATTATTCTTTTGTTGTTTTTGTAGATATGCCTAAACAAATACATAAAGAAATTGAGAAGTTTGAAGGCACTGGTGCAAGACCAGGATGTTTGCTTTTTGAACATGGCACACCATCAAGACCAAAATGGACAACATCAGGACATGCGATAATTCCTCAAACAGGAGACATATATATGTTTCCTTCTTTACTACAACATTGGGTCGTACCATATAAATCTAAATGCACAAGAGTAAGTGTGTCAGGAAATTTAAGAATAGCAAATAGACAGGAATTACATGAGAATTATTTTTAGGAGATAATAATGAAATATAAAATATTTACAAATGCTACTGTGCCTTATGAAGGTAAAAGAATAGCAATTGATGTGAGTAAAGTGCAATCAATATTTGAAGATGTACTTAAATCAGACGAAGGTAAACATACTACACTTTGGTCACCAAATAATAGTTGGACAGTTCAAGAAGACTTTGATACTGTTATGAAAATAGTAGGAGAAGAATAATGATACAAGAAAGTATGTTTAATATACCTTATTGGTCTATACCTACATTAAATTTTAAAGAAAAGAAAAAGAAACTACAATCTCTGTGTAAAAGACATCCAGAAGATAAACACGGTATTCAAACTTTTTCTACAAACAGACAAGCTGCTCGTATTCAATTTAAAGAAGATTTAGTTACAATACTCGAAGAAGAATTTAATATGTTGTCCGAAACATTAAAGAAAGATATACGAATAGAAGATGCTTGGTCTGTGAGTTATAAGAAAGGTGAATATCATTCAGTACATAATCATAGTTCAACAGGATTGTCTGGTATTCTTTATCTAGAACAACCAAAAGATGCACCTGTAACGCAGTATATTCAACCGTGGAATGATTATATTTCAGATAGAACAGTTTATCTACCCATACCTATACAAGAGGGTTCAATCGTTGTTGTTCCTTCATTTATACAACATTTTAGTCCACCTAATGAAAGTAAGAAAATTAAAAAAATAATATCATGGGATTTAAGTGTGCTATAATTTATAAATAGTTGCATGGCTCTTTCAAAACTAGGTTCTAGAGGTATTACTGATGGTTCGATTTTGGCAGCAGATTTTGCGCCAGGATCAGTTCCTGCTGATAAACTTGCAGGTTCTATTGAAAACTCTAAGTTATCAAATAGTACAATTACAATAGGTGGTCAAGCAATATCACTAGGTGGTACTGATAATTCTCTCAATCTTGTAGATTGGCAATCTAAAATTACATCAGATGGATCGACTGTTACAACAATGGTTTCTGGTCGTGGATATTTTGTTGATAATTCAAGTGCCGCAGGTTTAGTTAAATTACCAGCAAGTGCATCAATAGGTGATTTTGTTGCAATCAAAGACTATGCAGGTAATTTTGGCACAAACAATCTCACTATACAAAGAAACAGTCATAACATTCAAGGTGTGGCAAATGATAGTTTAATATCTACAAATCGTGCTAGTCTTGTATTAGTTTATGTAGATGCAACAAAAGGTTGGTTATATATAGACGAACATAATGTTGCTAGTTTAGCAAAACCAATATTCACAGAAGCAACAGGTGGTACGATCACTACATCAGGTGATTTTAAAATTCATACATTCACTGGTGACGGATGTTTTGTTGTTTCTACTTTAGGAAATTCACCTACAATACCAACAGGCGGACCAAGTAATGTTGATTATCTTGCAGTCGCTGGTGGTGGAGCATCAGCACGAGGTCAAAATGGATTTTCATCTGGTGGCGGCGGTGCTGGTGGTTATCGAACAACTTTTCCAAGTCCAGGTTGTAATGCTGGTGCTTTTCCTATTTCTGCTACAACATATCCAGTCACAGTAGGTGGTGGTGGTGGTAGTGGTCAATCTGGTTCTAATTCAATTTTTTCAACAATCACATCTGCTGGTGGTGGATCAGGTAATCGTACAAATGGTACTTCTGGCGGTTCAGGTGGTGGAGGAGGTTCAAATGGTTTTTGTTCTCCAACATTTGGAACAGGTGGTAGTGGAAATACACCTCCTGTAAGTCCACCTCAAGGTAATTCTGGAGGTAATGGTGACGGTAATCAACCAACTCGACTTGCTGGTGGTGGAGGTGGTGCTGGTGGTGCTGGTACCACAGGTAATGGCGGTGCTGGTTCTAGTAATTCAATCACAGGAAGTTCTGTAACATATGCCGGAGGTGGTGGTGGAGGTGCGATGGTATCTCCTGCTGGTTCTGGCGGATCAGGTGGTGGTGGAAACGGTGGTTTTGGAGGATCAGGTAGTCCTCAATCATTAACTCCGTCAACTGGTGGTTCAGCAAATACAGGCGGAGGTGGTGGTGGATATTTTGCTTATCCATCTCAAGGTGACCCAGCTTCACTTGTAGGTGGTGGTTCAGGTATAGTAATAATTCGATATAAATATCAATAAGGAATAAATAGAATTATGGGTGTAGATCAAATAGGTACAAAAGGTTTAGTAGATTGTTCAGTCGCAGCGGTAGATATTGCTGACGGAACAATCACAAATGCAAAATTAGCAGGTTCTATTGCTAATGATAAACTATCAAACAATAGTATTACAGTAAATGGACAGTCAATATCACTAGGGGCAAGTTCTGGAGTACCACCTGTTCAATGGCAATCAGTCGTTGCATCAGACGGAAGTACAGTTACTACAATGGTTGCAGGTCGAGGTTATTTTATTAATAATACAAGTGCAGCTGGTATTGTAAAACTACCATTAAGTGCAAGTGCAGGAGATTTAATTTCTATTAAAGATTACGCAGGTAATTTTGGTACAAATAATTTAACAATTCAACGAAATGGACACAATATTCAAGGTGTGGCAAATGATAGTTTAATATCTACAAATCGTGCTTCACTTTCTCTTGTATATGTTGATGCAACAAAAGGTTGGTTATATACAAATGAAAGTAATGTAGCAGAACTTTTTCCTACATTTATTTCTGCAACAGGTGGAACAGTCACAACAACAGGAGATTTTAAAGTACATACCTTTACTGGTGATGGATGTTTTGTAGTTTCAAGTATAGGAAATTGTGCCGCTGGTGATAGTGGAACAAAAGTTGATTATCTTGTTATTGCTGGTGGAGCCTCAGGTGGTTCTGGTGCTGGTGGCGGTGGTGGTGCTGGAGGTTTTAGAGAATCTAAAGATTCAGGAATATCTTCTCCACACACAGCTTCACCTTTAGCAAACACTACTGGATTAACAGTAAGTGCTACAACATTTCCTGTAACAGTAGGTGGTGGAGGTGCTTCTACTTCTTGTGGAGCTAGAGGACAAGGTGGTTCTAATTCAGTTTTTAGTACAATCACATCTGCTGGTGGGGGAGAAGGTGGTATTCCTTCTTGTGGTAATGGTGGCTCTGGTGGCTCTGGTGGCGGTGCTGCTTCAACTTCAGGAACAGGTGGTTCAGGAAATACACCTCCCGTAAGTCCACCTCAAGGTAATAATGGTTCTCCAGAAACTGATACAACAAATCTTTCAGGCGCTGGTGGTGGGGGCGCTACAGGCACAGGAAATAATAATCCAGATAGAAACGGAGGACCTGGTGGAACAGGAGGAGGAACAGCTATTAATTCTTCTTGTTCTGTGGGAACTCCTGGACCAAGTGGTTCATTGAGATACTATTCAGGTGGTGGTGCCGGAGGCGCTGGTCCTGCTGGCGGAGGTGGTACTGGTGGTTATGGAGGTGGTGGACCTGGTGGTGGTGAAGGTCCTGGTACTTCTGGAACTGCTGGAACAACAAACACCGGAGGCGGTGGTGGCGGTGGTGGTAGAACTGCTGGTGGTGTTAATAATCCTAGTGGTGCTGGGGGATCTGGTGTTGTTATTATACGATACAAGTATCAGTAATTAGTCTTTTTTAAGACTACTATATATTAAAAAGGTGATTATACAATGAATTTACAACATTACTATTATTATTTTCAATCAGCATTAACTCCTCGTCTGTGTGATGATATCATCAATTATGGTTTACAACATAAACCAGAGATGGCATTGACTGGTGGTATGCAAGAAAATTTAGAAAATAAAACCAAATCTGGTAAGATAAAAAAATCAGCAATTAAAGAACTTCATGTAAAAAGAAAATCCGACATTGTTTGGATGAATGACGCATGGTTATATAAAGAAATACAACCTTACATAAGAGAAGCAAACACAAAAGCAGGTTGGAACTTTGATTGGGATTTTTCAGAATCATGTCAGTTTACAAAATATGGTCTAGGTCAATATTATGGTTGGCATTGTGATAGTTGGGACAAACCATATAACAAACCAAATGATCCTAACTCACACGGCAAAATAAGAAAATTATCAGTTACAATATCATTATCAAATCCAGATGAATATGAAGGTGGTAATTTAGAGTTTGATATGAGAAATCAAAAAGATTGGGAACGAGATAAAAAGAAAGCAATACATGAATGTCATGAAATAAGACCTCGTGGTTCTATTATTGTCTTTCCTAGTTTTGTTTGGCATAGAGTTGCACCAGTCACAAAAGGTACTAGATATTCCTTAGTCATATGGAATCTAGGATATCCATTTAGATAGGAGTATATTATGGCAGTATTAACAAGTCAAGATCAATTAAATACACAAAACTATTTTTCTTGTCCTGTTTATTCAATTGAAAAACCAGAGTGGGTTCCAAAAATTGATAAAGCATGTGACAAGCACATTAAAGAAGCATATAAAAGAGAAAAATCTAAACTAGAAGAAAAAAAGAAAAAGTTAGGCACTAAGCATTATAACGCTGTAAAAGATATGGGTATGTCATATCATTCAGGACCTATTGAACATGATCCTGCATTACAAGAGTTTGTTCAATATTGTGGAAACACAGCACACAACATATTAGATCAACAAGGGTTTGATATGTCGAAATACACAATGTATTTTACAGAGTGTTGGGTTCAAGAGTTTAGTAAGAATGGTGGTGGTCATCATAACACACACATTCATTCAGATAATCATATATCTGGTTTCTATTATCTTAAATGTTCACCGAATACATCATTACCTGTTTTTCATGATCCAAGACCAGGTGCATTGATGACTGGACTAAAACCTAAAGACAGAACAGCATTATCATATGCAAATGATCAAGTACATTATGTGCCTAAACCTGGTACATTAATATTCTTTAATTCATACATGCCACATCAATATACAGTTCATGATGGTTATGAAGATTTTAGATTTATACATTTTAACATTCAAGCAGTTCGTAATGAGATAATACAAGGAGTGAAAGATGGCGCCTACTAAAACTGAATTTGATAAAAACAATTACACAGTAATTAAAAAAGCATTAGACCCAAAGATTGCAGAATTTGTTTATAATTATTTTTTGATGAAAAGACAAGTCGCAAGAACAATGTTTGATACACGATATATCTCACCATTTACAACAGAGTTTGGAGTATGGAATGATGAACAAGTGCCAGAAACATATTCACATTATGGTGATATTGCAATGGATACTTTATTACTCAAAACACAACCTGTTATGGAAAAACATACAGGTATGAAACTGATACCAACATATTCATATGCTCGTATCTATAAAAAAGGCGATGTATTACATAGACATAAAGATAGATTTTCTTGTGAAATATCAACAACAATGAATCTTGGTGGAGATGATTGGCCTATCTACATTGAACCTAATCCTAAAAAAGGTGGAGTAAAAGACGGACAATACAAATCAGATATGACTGATGGTAAAAAAGTTACTCTTAAACCCGGCGATATGTTAGTATATAAAGGCAATTTATGTGAACATTGGCGTGAAGCATTTGATGGAGAAGATTGTGGGCAAGTATTCTTACATTATAATAACGCAGAAACACCTGGTGCAGACAAAAATATTTACGATTCTAGACTTCATTTAGGACTACCTTCTTGGTATAAAACTAATTGATATACTAATATAACTTATTAAAATACATAAATAGTATGAACAGGAGAATTTTAGTATGCCAACAACCACAGTCACGACTTCGCCAAATGTCGCCGCTATTGCAAATTTATCAATGGATCAAGGGGCAACATTTAGCACAGTTATAACAGTATATCAAAATGATAGTATCTTAAATTTATCTGGTTATACTGCTGCGGCACAAATTCGTAAATCATATTCATCATCTTCATCAACAGCATTTACTACAACAATAGATTCTGATACTTCTACAGGTAAAATTACATTAAGTTTAACTCCAACTCAAACTGCAGCTTTAGAAGAAGGACGATATGTTTATGATTTAGAAATTACTGCATCAGATAGTACCGTTACCAGACCTATACAAGGCACAGTCATTGTGAGACCTAATGTAACGAGATAGATATGAGTAAAGATAATATTGATGTTTCATCTGATTTAAGTTCTCTATTAAGTGAATTATCACAAGTAAAAAAAGAAGAACAAAAAAAAGTTCAAGAAAAAGTAGAAAAGATAAATCAAGATACTTCGTTTGCTTCTATGATGGCAGAACTGTCTGAAGTAGCAAAAGACGATAAAAAGAAAAAACAAAAATTATTTGTAGAACCTGAAAAGAAAAAAGAAGACATTACTACCAAAGAAGAAAAGGTAGGACTATTATCTCAACTATCACAACTAGCAAAAGAAACAGAACCTAAAGAAGAAAGTTATGCTATTGGCACACAAGATTATGTTGATCATACAAAAGAGATTACACCTGGTCAAGAAAAACCAAAAAATAAAAAAGCAGTAAAAAAGAAAAAGGTAGAAGAAAAAGTAGAAGTTAGTGAGATTAAACAAGTTTCTCCTATTATAGAACTAACTACAAAAGAATTAGATAAAATAGAAAAGGCACAAAAACCTAAGAAGGTTCCACCATCAGTCGAAAGTTTAGAAAAACGATTAAACAATTTAACAAAACAATTAATTAAAGTTTCTCAATCACACAGTAGTGGAGGTGGTGCAGGTGCATTAAAAGATTTAGATGATGTTGATACATCTACTCAACAAAATGGGTTTGCTATTAAGTTTAACTCATCAACAGGTAAATATGATTTTGGTGAAGTCGCAACAGATTTTAGTTCTGTTAGTCAAAGTATATTACCTGACACGACTAACACATACGATATAGGTAGTCCAACAAAAAGATTTAGAGATATTTACTTATCATCAGAATCAATTGACCTTGCAGGTGCGACAATTAGTTCAGATGGTTCAGGTTCAATTAATATTGCTGCTACAGGTGCAACATTACCTGCAGGTTCAAAAGCAGGATCAAACGAATTAGCGGTTGTATCAACAGGTACATCTGGTGCAGCTGGACAAGTATCAAGGGTAATACCTTTCTTTAGTGCGTCAGGTGGATTAAGTACAAAAAATGCAGACTTTGAGTTCAATGCGGTTATTGATGATAAGTTTGTTTTTACAGGAACAAAAACTTTTACATTGAGTAATGGTGATGCTTTAGCAGATAGCGACCCTACTCTTTTTCAGTTCTAAATATAAGATATGGCAAATAAAACACCAATCAGAGCAGTCTTTAACGATAGTAATGTCGCAACAGGTTTAGCAGAATTTCAAACTGGCGATACAATAGGTCTAACACATGGTGGTCTTGGTGCATCACTATCAATAGGTACTGCTGGTCAAGTATTGAAAGTAAATTCTGGTGCGAGTGCATTAGAGTTTGGTAATGTAGAAGCAATCGTCAATATTGATGGTGCAACTGATTTAACAAGTGCTACATTAGCGACTACTGATTTACTTTTATTATCAGATGGTGGTACTGAGGGTCGTGTCACACTTGCACAATTAGATACTTTATTTTCTGACACATCAAAAACACTTACAAATAAATCTATTGATTTAGGAAGTAACACACTTACAGGTTCACTTGCAGAGTTTAATAGTGCATTACAAAGTGATAGTTTCGTATCTCTTACAGGTTCAGAAACATTAACAAATAAAACATTAACAAGTCCTACAATAAACAATCCTATAATTACAGGTATGGCTATCAATGCGGCTTCATTTACTTTTGAAGGCTCAACTGCTGATAGTTTTGAGACAACATTAACAACTGTTGATCCTACAGCAGATAGAACAATTACTTTACCAAACGCAACTGGCACTATTGTTTTAGCAGATACAACTGACACATTAACAAATAAAACTATTGATGCTGATAACAATACAATATCTAACATTGAAGTAGATAATCTTAAATCAGGTGTTCTTGATACAGATTTAAGTAGTGTTGCAGGAACAGACACAACTCTTGCATCAGCAAAAGCAATTAAAGCATATGTCGATAGTCAAGTGACTGCTCAAGACTTAGACTTTCAAGCAGATAGTGGTGGTGCATTAAATATTGATTTAGATTCTGAATCTCTAACATTTACAGGTGGTACAGGTATTGATACAAGTGGTAGTGGTAATGCTGTAACTTTTGCAATTGATTCAACTGTTGCTACTTTAACTGGTTCTCAAACACTTACAAATAAAACATTAACAAGTCCTGCAATTAATGAAATTATATTCGAAGGTTCAACTGCTGATAGTTTCGAAACAACTCTTGCAGTCACAGATCCAACCGCAGATAGAACAATCACAATACCAAATGTTTCAGGTACAATTGTCACAACAGGCGACACAGGTTCAGTTACAAATACAATGTTGGCAGGTTCAATTGCAGCCACAAAACTTGCAGGTAGTATAGGTAATTCAAAATTAAGTAATTCAACTGTATCATATGGTGGCGTTCAATTATCTTTAGGTGGAACAGACGCAACGCCAGCTTTTGATTTATCAGACGCAACTAATTATCCTACAACATCATTATCAGGCACAATCACAAATGCACAATTGGCAGGATCTATTGCAAATGATAAATTAGCAAACTCTAGTATAAATTTTGGTGGAGTTTCTCTTGCCTTAGGTGCCAGTGATACTACACCAGCTTTTGATTTATCAGACGCAACTAATTATCCTACAACATCTTTATCTGGTACGATTACAAATGCTCAGTTAGCAGGATCTATTGCAAATGCTAAGTTAGCAAACTCAACAATTACAGTTTCAGATGGTGGTAATTCTACTGCAACAGCATTAGGTGGTACAATTACTTTTTCAGGCACAGCAAATGAAGTTACTGTCACAGAAAGTTCTGGTACCGTTACAATTTCTTTACCAGATAATGTCACAATAGGTAATAATTTAACAGTCACAGGAAACTTATCAGTTTCAGGTACAACTACAACAGTCGATTCGACAACTGTTAGTATTCAAAATGCTTTTGTATTTGAAGGTGCAACAGCAGATAGTTTTGAAACAACTCTTACTACTGTTGATCCAACAGCAGATAGAACAATATCATTACCTAATGCAACAGGTACGATTGTATTAAAAGACACAACTGATACACTAACAAACAAATCTATTAGTCTCGCAAACAATACACTTACAACAACTTTCGCACAACTTAATACTGCTGTTTCCAATGCAACTTTAGTTTCAAGAACATCTACGGATACACTAACAAACAAGTCTATTGATAGTGATAATAACACTATTACAAATATAGCAAATGCTGACATCAAATCATCTGCTGGTATTGAGTTTAGTAAAATGGAAGACCTTACTGCCTCAAGAGCATTGGCATCTGATAGTAATGGTGATGTTTCAGCAACAAGTGTGACTAGCACAGAATTAGGACATCTTTCAGGCGTAACAGATGCTATTCAAACACAATTAGACTCAAAAACAACGGCAGCATTTGCAATCGCACAAGCGGTAGCACTTGGATAATTATAAATAGTCAGATAAGGACTATAACATGGCACAAAATAACCCGATTACAAGTAGAGAAACTTTAAAACAATATGCTCTTCGTGCATTAGGAAAACCGGTCATTGAGATTAATGTTGAAGATGATCAGGTAGAAGATCGTATTGATGAAGCATTGCAATATTTCGCACAGTATCATTATGATGGTGTTGAAAGAATGTATCTTAAATATCAAGTACAAGCTGATGATATTACTAGAGCAAGAAGCGATGAAACATTAGCTACTGTAACAGATAGTAGAGATTCCACAGTCACAGCAAGTTTCAAAGAAGGTAAGAATTATATACCTATGCCTTCAAATGTTATGTCCGTAGTTCAAGTATTTCCTTTTACAGATAAGGCCGCATTAAATTTATTTGATGTAAGATATCAATTACGATTAAATGATCTGTATGATTTTTCATCTACAAGTATTATACACTATGATATGACACTCAGACATTTAGATTTATTAGATCATATACTTGTTGGAGAAAGACCTGTAAGATTTAACGCACACACAAATAGATTATATATTGATATGGATTGGCAAAACGATATTGACGCAGGTGATTTTTTAATCATAGAATGTTATCGTAAATTAGATGGTTCAAATTTTTCTGATGTGTTTGATGATATCTTTTTAAAAAAGTATCTCATACAATTAGTTAAAAAACAATGGGGCACTAACTTATCTAAGTTTCAAGGTGTAGCGATGTTGGGTGGTGTTCAATTAAATGGTGAACAGATTTATACACAGGCACAAGAAGAACTTAACAGACTTGAGGAACAAATACAACTAGCATACGAATTACCACCACACTATATGGTAGGATAAACCATGAGAAATACTTATTTCAGTCATGGAACTCAAGCAGAAAAAAATCTTTATGAAGATTTAATCATAGAACAATTAAAAATCTATGGTCAAGATACTTACTATTTACCTAGAGAAGAAATAACTAGAGATACTGTTTTAGGTAACAGTACAGATAAATTTACAGATGCATATGCTATTGAAATGTATGTGGAAGATGTAAATGGTTTTGCCGGTCAAGGTGATCTGATAGGTAAGTTTGGTTTAGATATGAGAGACGAAGTAACCCTTGTGGTTGCTAGACGAACTTTTGAAATATTAGTCGATAATAGTTCCAATACACTTTCAATTAACAGACCAAGAGAAGGTGACATTATTTGGATGTCACGATTTAAAAAATTCTTCCAAGTAGATTTTGTTGAAGATGAAGATCCAATGTATCAAATCAATGATCTTCCTATCTTTAAATTAAAATGTTCTACTTGGGATTATGCTTCAGAAAGTGTTGAAACTGGTGTGTCAGATATTGACGATAGATTAGATTCAGTCACACTTGATTTATTAGAAAATCAAATTACACTTGAAAGTGGAACTACTTCATCTGGTTCTTTACTTTCAGAAAATATTGCTGGTGATGTAGAAGCAATTCTAACAGAAGCTGGTGAATACTTAGTAGATGAAACAGATGGCGATAATATATTATATGAAGATGATCCAACTTATGTTGAATATATAATACTAGAAGACGCTGTCACAAACAATTTAGCAACGGATTCAGATGGTGCAAGTAATTCTGCTTTTGATACAGCAGCTGGAATTGATGATTTCAACCCAAATAATGATATCTTTGATTTCACAGAAAAAAATCCATTTGGTGACCCAAGAGATAACTAGGAGATATCATGTTTAAAGACGCACAATACCATGAATTGATAAGAAAAACGGTTGTTGCATTTGGTACTTTATTTAACGATTTATATGTTTATCGTAAAAATTCAACTGGTAAAGTAATTCAAAAAATGAAAGTACCTTTAGCATATGGACCAAGACAAAAATTTTTAACTCGTATTGATCAAGATAGTGCAAGAAGTGCTACTGATCCAAAATCAACAGCATTAACATTACCTCGTATAGGTTTTGAAATGACAACACTACAATATGATCCTGCGAGAAAATTAAATAGAATACAAAAGTTTAAAAAAGTAAAAGGTGCAGATAGTAAGTCATTACAACAATCTTACATGCCCGTACCTTATAATGTTGGATTTAGTTTATTTGCAATGGCAAAAAATAGTGAAGATGCTTTACAAGTGGTCGAACAAATACTTCCAACATTTCAACCAGATTATACAATAACACTCAATGTCTTACCTACATTAGAAGTAGTAAGAGATGTACCTATCGTATTAAATGATGTTTCATATGAAGATAGTTATGATGGTGCATTTACTGAAAGACGAGTTATTATGTACACAT